GGTGTGGGCCACCCCAGGTGGAGTCCAAAGTTCTGTCTCTTGGGGGTTGGCTACCATTGGTTACTGTATGTTCGCCATAATCAGGCCGTATTCACCAGTAACGCCAACAGTATTTCCCATGTATCCAACGATAGTGCCTTCTGCGTCATCATCAGAATCAAGAGCTTCAACGGCACCGTCTAGTGTGTCGTTAGCCGCAACGCACGGAAGTCCTATGGTAATGGCGCCAGTAACCAAAGCCACGGTTGGGCCTTTTACGCATATCCACCCGTAAGAACCTGATGCGATATCAGCACAAGTCCAACCAAGTGGCGACCCGACTATGGCATCATGTTGGTAAATAGTCGATGCAGTATACGGATTAGCGCTTAGCCCAACTTGCTGTGAAGCTGTTATTGCAGTTACCAGTCCGTCTTCTTCGTCAAGTGTTAGTACACACCCTGTTGCGCTCGACACTGCCGTATTGCTTTTAATCCTGTACATATGGCCTTCTTCTCCAACATCGTTGAAGACAAGCCAGCCGTCTTTGTACTGGTTTAATGTAATAGTCAAAGAACCCGAAAGAGTTACAGTAGTGGCTCCAGCAGAGGCGGCAGATACCGCCAAATCAAGGTCATGCGCTCCCGTTGCGGCAGGTTGCATCATAAGCAACCCCGGCCCAGCGGCTTCTCCTGTGCTGATATATACAAATTCTCTTTCGCCAATCTGCATACGACTGCCCACTTTGTGCTTTTGAGCAGTAGTGCTTACTTTTTCCCATCCGTGTTTGCCCATAATCGTCTGTGGAAATGCCATTGTCTAAACCCCTTTCAAGGTTATGTTTTACAGGGTTTGCCCCTGCGACCAACCGATATGATAATCCCAGTAGCCTCGGTCAATCGTTACAGCTACTCGGATACTTGATGTGTCTTCATATGAACTCTCAGGCGTGACAACGCACCCGCCTTGGTCAGGGCCGTCACTGGATCGCCGCACTCCTGGCAGATCACCGACTCTTCGTTGGTGTATTCCTCGCCAGACTCGGTCACAGGCTCTGCCTGTGCGTTACGAGACGCGCACCAGCGACACTCACAGGCATCGCTGGGCGGGTAAGGCAGTAGGCCCAGCCGGGACTTCCTGAGAACATAGTCAGGATTGCCGGGAAGGTTCTCCACCTTCAAGCCGACTGGGCTGATAACCGTGCCGTCCTGTGTCAGGGTCGCGGCATGGCGGTACAGGGATATCTTGGGTTGCCAGCCATCGACATACTCCCAGGAATATCCCTGCCCAATTAACTGTTCGCGTATTTCAATACGCTCTCTGGTCGTTAAGGCCATCTCAGTCCTCTACTACGTGGTTGCTGGCGTGGTGGAGTCCAGTGTCAGGGCCGCGCCTCGGCTGTCATCCAGTTCAAACACGCCGTAGTCGGCGGTCATCACCAGTTCTGTGGCCCGGAGAGAAGCGTCGCGCTGACGCTCTGTGCGGGTGTCCACGGACTTGAGAACCGCAAGGGCTGACTTGTCGGCAATGACGCCAACAGTAGCGGCGGCGGTAGTCCTGGTGATGTTCCCGTCCTCAAAGATGGGAACTCCGAATATCGGGCGTATGCCGCTCCAGAAGTTGCCGAGCAAGTCCTGAGACCACCCCGGCGTCATGGGATATGTGGCGGCTGTCCCTGCGGCTTCTTTGGCCAGATCGAAGACAGTGAAGGGATGATGGTTGATGTAAAGCTGGTTGCCGAAGTTGCTTCCCTTGGCATACGCAACGGCGGCGGCTACATTCGCTACGTCAAAATCCCTGCCAGAGGCTCCCAGGTCTACCGAGAACCCTGAGTAAAGGGCTGTGACATCGTTGTCCTTCTTCCTGGCCATGCCGTCTCCAAGCTGTCTGCCGACCATGGTCATGACATTGTCAGCGGCCTGCCTGACCAGCTTGTCCGTCAGAATCACTTTGGCTCCAACCTCAGAGGCCGTAAGATCGACGGTTGTCATGCCGATCTCTTCTTCGTCAATGATGTCCTGGCCGTCCACAAGATCACTCATGGACATCTGCGCGACCTTTGGCACTGTCACCTGTTTGGCCCCCTTGGGCAAGGTGAAACTCTCGATGAGAGCCAATGCTGGAGCGTTATGCTCCTCGGTGTATCTGGCGCTGGCGAGGATTATGCGCTGGGCATTCTCCAGATTTCCTGTTGTGGCTGTCTGTGCCATTTAAGACCTCCTAAGTCTTATTATATCCCCATTAGTCTTCGCGCCGCCGCCGTAGCATTGGCCGACCTGTCACCTGCATTATACCTATCGAGCCAACTTCCGTCATTACTTGCGACCTGCGGCTCTCCTTGAGAACTGTCAAACTGTTGCGCGGGAACCTGGGCCTGCCGCAGTTTGGCAAGCTCGTCCATGTTCTTTGCATCGCTCGACATCTTCTTGGCGATCATTTCCATCTGTTCGGGCGTATCCGCCAACCTCAGTGTGGCCATGGCGTCGAACCCCAGGTTATGCGTCTTGGCAAAATGCTCCGCCGCCGCCTGCTTGCCCAGCATTACCTGGGTCTGGAACTGGTGCTGTCTCGCCGTGTTGGCCTGGGCCTGACGACTCTGTATGTGCTGATACGCGATTTGCTGGGCCTGTTCGGCCATATACCCCTGGTTCTCAAGCTGTTGCTGATACCGCTGGGCTTCCTGCTGAAGGGCCGCTCTCTCCTGCACCTGCTGGTACTGAACTGCCTGCTGGCTCATCTGTTGAAACTGCTGATCTTGTTGCATCTGTTGCATCTGTTGCATTTGGTCAGGCGCAGGCTGGGTTGGCCCCTGTGGCACAGGGGCAGGAGCTTCAGGCTCCGGGGCCGGGGCGGCAGGCTCACTAATGTCAATGGCCACTTCGGGCATGTTGTTGAGCGTATCCACCTCGGCTATCAGAGGATTCTCAGGCGCGGGGGCATCCTCTGGCAGTGGAGCCTGGACTGGTTCTTGATTCTCATTTACCATGCTTGTCCTCCTGGGTAGGTGTGCACCTAATTATTTACTGTCCCATCCGTGATGGCATCTTACCATAGAGTTTATAAAATAATTCCACACTAGACCTATGCGCTGGATTTCGGCCATACCATTCAACGACAATCTTGTCCACAATTGGCCCACTCTCAGGCGTCATAAGGATCGCGTTTCTGGCCAATCCCCTCTGGTATTTCAGGGTTCGTATGCTTGCCCCATGTTGGGTTCCTTCAAGACGGCGGCGTTCCATCGGCCCACTACGAAGCCATTTCTCCCACGCCTCTCGCGTTGCGGGGGCCAGCGTTGACACCATTGTGTTCATTGTGGGGGTGGTGAACCATCCCACTTTTTCCAAGGTCTGCATGTCTGCGTAATACTGGGCCACCTTGGGGGCATGAGTTTCGGCAGACTGTGCCGCCCTGTCGGCGTCCCACCTTAAAACCAACGCCTCTCCCCAGGTGGCCTGTTCAGCCTTGAGTGCGGCATTGAACTTATCATAGTCCATCTTCTTGAAGGCTTCAGAGTGCTTCTCCATGAGCTTGTAGTATTTATGATATGCCCACTCTAGCGGCTTTTCTTTCTGCAAATCTGCGACCTGTTTGTCCGACAGTTTGTTGGCCTCTTCTCTTCTGCGAATGTCCGCGTCTTCCCGATATTTCTGGGTGACCATATCCTGCCTGACCCTGTGCACAAGCTGAATGTTGCGGTTATCATTTTTCCAATGAGTAGGCTCCCATGCGCCTTTTTCAGCCTGCTTGTCGAACTGAGCGGAAAGGTCGTGCTCCTGTTGCATCCGAGAGCTTTTGATCTCGTCGCGCTCTACTAGCCGCGCACTGAATACCTGATCCCTCGCCGCCCCCTCTTTCGTTCTCAGCTTTATTTCATCTACGAGATGCAGGTTCCCTTCATAGTTCAACACATCCCGCCGCTTCTCTCCGGGTAAGTCCCAAACTGATTCGATAGGCTCTTCAGGATCGAAATTCTGGATCATCGTGCGCTGTAAATCAGCCGAGGACGGCGCCCTTATATTCTCGCCAGTTGCCTCAAAGAGCATCCCCTTCATGCTCAAAGTCGCCTCATCCACAGGCAGGATATCCTTGAGTTTGGCGTCCGGGGCGATGAAGGAGCCTACCGCTGGGATATCGACATCCCCGGCAAACTTCCTAATCGCGCCAACCCCGGCTTCTCCGAATCCTATGGGAGCGGCTATGTCGAAGAGGAACTGGAGCAACCTGCCAGAATGCCCGAACTTATCGGTGTCCCTGCCATAGAAATCCTGGCCGCTAATCAGGTGCATGAACGCCCCGGCGGTGGCTCCCTTCCTGGCATTGACAAAGCTATCACCAGCTATATGCTGGAAATCTAACATCCGAAAGCCGCCGTCCAACTGTCCAAGCATCTCTACCATGGCTAGTTCCCCGGATCGGGTGGGAGGCCACGGGATACTGGGATTGAAGAACTGGTTATTGTATCCATACTTCCACCAGCCTACGCGGGTGTCACGCCATGGCTTAAATCGGTCAAGCGGCAGAAATCTAGGCTTGCCCTCCGTAACTGTTGTGGTGCCTGCGTGGATAAGGTTCGCGGTCACGCCGAAGAACAGGAGAGCGCTGACCCAGTACTTGCGCCAGAAAGCCTTCTCCTCTCCACGCATCGCTCTAGTCATCTGCCGCATGAGTCCTTCGTTCTCGTTGAGGGAGAACATTGTTCTGGTGAGGAACTCGCGCCAGAACTGGTTCACCTCGCTCTGAGACCGCAGGAGCGTGGAGTATTTTATGTTGGCCTGCCGCGCCACCAGAGCCATGATCTGATCGGGTGAGGCGTTGGGGTACATCCGCGTGGCCATCGGGACGAGGTTGCTCTTCACGTCAGTCATAATGGCCGCAGGGTAGACCCTGTCGAACAGCCCTCGGCGCATAGAGTACTCAAGCTCTTTAACGTGCCTCCCCATTTGCACGGCGAAGTTGGCGTCCTTTGCGACTTGATCAACCATCTGGGCCAAGTCCTCGCCCGGAAGGATCGTCAGGTCACGCACATTCAGGCCATTCTTCACAAGGCCATCCCAGGATATGCCGGTGCCCTCCATGACAGCGTTGGGGCCGGTGGTGGCTTTGCTCCTTAGTAGATTACGATAATGATCGGTCTTGCCAGCCGCCCCATATGAACTTATCATCCCCCACCAACCATCTTGGACAGTGCCCTGAACGCTCTTCCGAATTTCCCCGGCTACGCGACCTGCATCGAATGCCTCAGAGAAGGGCTGGCCTCGATCAATCCCAGACCAGACTGCGTCAACGACCCCATGAGTTCCGCCTACGCCTAGACGACGCGCAAAGTCTGTGGCCTGGAACAAAGACCCGAAGAGCTTCAGGCGTTTGGGGATGAAGACCATCGCGTCAATAAGCTTGACAATATTTACTGGGACAGTCTTATCAGTGAACGGGATGGTTTGGTTATAGGTCTTCGCTAGGGTTGTTCCGCCGCCCCTGAAGATGGATTCCAGCTTGTCAGCCACGCCCGACGGGACGGCAATCTGGCCAGCCTTGAACACCGCCTTCTGGGTTGTCTTGTCACGGGCAAGCACCTCTGTTGTGGCCTCTACCATATCCTGAAGTTTAGCCTCCGATGATGCGACCTCCACAACCGCATATCCCTTGCCCTCAAAGGCTGGGCCTACTCTGGGAATCCGCCATTTGACCTGCTTCTTCTGGCCGAATTGATTCATGTTTAATTTGTTCAGCGCCGCTTCGCCTTCCACATGAACGCCCAACCCGATCTTGTCGCTCTGCAACCAGTGGGCCAGTTCGCTCTGAAGGCGGAACTTTATTCCGTTCTGTTGAGACCATACCGATTGATCGAACGGATTTCTGAACAGAGGCTCAAAGCCTGACTCTTCCATCTCCAGGTAGGTGGCCGCGCTACGGGCCTTGGTGTAGCTTGGGTTGGAGGTGAGAGCTTGCACATTGGGGGCGATCTCTTTCCCCTCGGCATCCTTTGCCGGTTTCCATCCACGGTCAAAATAGTCCTGCACCCTGCCTATGGAAGGATCGAAATCAATTCGCATAGACTCTTCATATTTGGTGGCCCTGAGAAGAGTGGCGAGAATATCGGCCCTCTTTTCATACTCTCCAGCCGCCATGGCCGGGTGGGCCATGCCATTCCCTGAAATCCATATCCTTCGCGCCTCGGCGGCGACTACATCATTCACCTTCTCGGCGGCATCGTACTGCTCTTTCGTCATGCCTGAAGAGACCTTTGCGCGTGTCATCCCCGGCACCTCGCCGTGCAGGGCGCGATAGAGAAACCTAACCGGGCCGGGATTGGCCAGGGTGCCCCAGTCCGCTTCTTTTAATCGGAAGGTTCTCTCTGTGCCAAAGGCTATTCCTCTCTCCCTCTTCC